TACGCTCAGACTCACTAGGCATATTAATAGTAGTTGCACCAGCCTTACGCTTCGCAATTTCCAATTGATCTAGCTTAGTTTGCAATTGAGTCAATTGAGACTGATTCAAATCCTCTAGTGCCATATTAGGGAACAAGCCAGCAGCAACTCGACGGGCTTCATTCGTGTAATCTTTTTGTTTTTGCTCAATATCAAATTGAGTTTTGATCTGTTTATCAATATTCTCAATTTGCTTCAGATTGTTTTCAATAGCTTTTTGCGCTCTATCGCCTGGCAAGCCAGTCAATCTTGAGTTAGCCATCATAAGACGCTCTTTTTGCTGCAACAATGGATTACCTTGTGCGACAACCTCAACAGGAGGCAGCATCTGCTCGCCTTGAGCAGGAAGCATTGCTTGTCCTTGCATCGCTGGTTGGGCAGCAACAGATGGTGCAGCAGTAGATGGGGCATAAGCCTGACTAATGCCCATATTCTCAGTGATAAATTGCAGTGCTTTAGCTGGATCAGCCCGTAAAGCTGCAACCAAAGCAGGATTATTAGCCACTTCAGGCATACGCATTACTTTTTCAACGTCAGTACGCAGAGCAGTTGCTTGATCTCTTGCAATCTTTGCTTGTTCAATCTGTTGCATCTGACTGTACTGTTGCAAGCCTTGCTGATAAGCACCCTGCGAGCCTTGAATACCACCGCCAATAGCACCAAGGATGTTTTGAATAGCAGAGCGTCTACCACCCTGACCACTCATACCCTGAGCCAATGCGCCAGCAGCACCTAGCAAGCCTTGAAGGTTAGCAGTGTTCTGTAGTGTTTTTGTCCGTTCTGCACCAAGCAAACCCTCGTAACCCATTGGGGCTTGACCAAAAACATTAGGGATATAATCTTCTATCGGCATAATGTCCTTAAATTAATGATATTGGCTGTGATTTCTGAACAGATCCAAATTGCGGGTTCAATAGACTTTCATATTGTCTTTGTTGGCCACGAGTTACCTGACCAGCAGGAGCCATTGGAGTCTGCTCTTGAGACATTAAACCCTGCGTAGCATTAAGCCCTGCCATTGCTAGTTGCGGGTTGTTTGAAATAAATTGACCTGCACTCATTGGCGCAAATACTTGTGCAGCAGGTTGTACAAGTCCATATCCACTTGAGGCAGCAGCAGGTGCAGACAATCCAACACCGGAACCTAGTGCAGTACCACCTGCTCCCATAGATGCGCCAAGACTAGGTGCTAGTGCGCTACCAGAAGCAGCAAGACCAGAAGTACCCAATCCAGTAGCAGCACCACCTGCACCCATAGAAGCACCAAGACCAGGAGCCAATGCACTACCAGAAGCAGCCAAACCAGAGCCAGCAGTTGCACCCATTGCACCCATTGCAGAGCCACCAGTAAATCCAACAGTAGCACCCATCATTGCACCCTTAAGCGGGTCATTAGGCTTCAAAGCTGCACCAGCAGCCGCGCCAATCATTGCCATCGAAACAGGATCGCCCATTATTTTCCACCTTGTTCAGTTGTTGTTCTTGAGCCAGCAGGTACTTGGCTAAACAGATTAGTGAATTGCTGTAGCTTCTGCCCAGGCAATTGCTGTTCGTAGTTAAAGCGATTCATAGCATCTTGCAGTGCTGCTTGCTGATACTGCTCACCGCCTTGACCAGTCTTTAGCAGAGCCTGAATATCAAAGTAGTCAGATTGAGCCATTTGAGGCGCACCAGCGATTGCAGCAGCTTGTCTAGCAGCTTCAGCCTCAGATGATTGATAAGTCAGGTTGGCCATTGCATTACCAAGACCACGACCAAGACCAGCAGCTTGACGTTCAGCAACTTGCCCCATCGCACCAGAGCCATACCTACCGGCTGTAGATGCAGCACTTTGCAAGCCACGAGTAGCCTCTTGTGCAGCCTCTACTGTAGGTTGATAAGCAGCAGACAGCGCACCCTGAAGAAATGGATTCGTGCCACGACCTTGAATTGTCTGCAATTGCTGCTCTTGAGCCGCTTGCATAAGGGGAGAGCCAGAAGTAGCCCGTTGTTGAGCCATCTGCAATGCTTGCTGAGTAGCCTCAGACGGTGAAACATAAGTCTGACCTGCAAAGAATTGTGGGCCAGCAGACTCATATTGCTTTTTAGCTTCTTCAAGTCCATACGTTACATATGGCTTTAGAAACGGATCAATGCTTGTTTTTGTAGTGCTACCACCGCCGCCACCGCCCATATTAGACCTCACATATCCATTGTTTTGGACGGAATCCCAATTGAGCCGCCCTGCGTTGCCACCCATTTCGGTGGCTAGAGAATGTTATAAATTTACTACCAGCTTGACCTGCCAGAATTTTTATGTATTTTAAACCATTTTCCACAATTTGTTGGTTATTTTCTAACGTATAGCCAGCCCAAACGTGCATTGTCTTATCCATCGGCTGTAATATGAAAAACCCTTTGTATCTTTCATCCTCAATACAAACCCAAATCATCGACTTGCCGTTGTACAAGTCTGTGTATACATCCTCAACAATCCAATTTTCAGGGCTTCTAGTTTTAATTTTATCTAAACCTGGTCTAATTGCTACCCACCAGGAGCGTAGTTGATCTATAGGAATATGCCTAAATTCCATTAACCCACCACAATATAGTCATAAGTTCTTCCGGAAATTGAGTTAGCAGGATGCGAAAATACTGCACTACCTTTAGATTTTGCACTTACATAAGGATCGCAAAATGTGTCAGTAGTATAACCGTTAGAGGAAACGTGCTGCAATGTAGCAATTACAGATGGGGTTGATGGTATTGTGGGACTAGTTGATGCAGGGATAGCTTGCATTGATACAGCTATATTACTTGCCTGCCAAACAATCTCTATATATTCATTCTTTTGTAATGGAACAAAGAAATTAAGTGCGGCAATCAATCCACCATCAGTTGTTCCATGTCGTTCTGTAATACTAAATTTACTATTTGATGCATCGATATTAGTTCCATTTTTACGGAACCATATATTAATATCCTGAATCTGCGAATCAGTATTGCTAAATTGAGAACTAAACTGTAGATTATAAAGACCAGAATAAGCAACAGTTAATCTAGAACTACTTGTAACTGATACTCCTTCAGAATAATCTGTAGTAGCAAACGTCATTGGATATGCAGTTGTCGTGCTTATGATGCTTTGATCGTTATTATCTTGGAATTGACCGTATGGGAAATATCTTGTTGATGATGCAATAGATGTCGGTATAAGCAAAATAACGCTATCGTAACCAATGCGCTCATCATTGATAGTTGTAGATGATGCCCCACCAGAAGCTAGAGTAAACGATCCAGTATTGTTTGTTTTGCCATCCATAGCACCACGAAGAACCTCAGCAACTGCCCGCTGATCTCCTCCAAATGGCGGTAATGTTCGGAACTGTGTCATCTGCTACCCTGACCTTGAATGTCAACATTAACACCGACTAAGGTACTCCAATTGTCACCAGATGCGACAGTCTTGATTCGATGATACCTGCCAGCACTTCGCAACCCGCACCGACCTTCAGTGTCAGCAGCCACAGCAGTGCCATAAGTAACAGAGCCAGATAGCAGATCACGACTTGCGACAGAAACAGAGCCAGAGCCGTTATCTACAACAGGTCGGGCTAGTGTTACTACACTCCTGCCGGAATCAATGTCACCAGTAGAGATAGATGCTTGTTTAGCCGCACCGCCGAATGTAATAATCTTCTGACCACTAGTGCCAGCAAACAGCAATTGATTACCAACCCACTGCGGATCGTCCAAAGATACAGTCAAAGCGTCAATACTTGAACTGTAAGTATCTAAATCATCAAGCGTAACAGAAGGAGTTAGCAAAGATGCGACAGACGTTGCAGTTGTTTCGCAGTATGTCCATTTAGCCAATCCAATGCTATAAACAACCATCCTATTAACACCTGATTGAGTCTTATACAGCCAAACAATTAGCCGTTTAATAGGGTCAACAGCAGATGAAACATAACTCTTTAAATCGCCCCTTGATGCGTCATTAAAGAACCATCTGTCCATCTTTTCTTGGCTTATACTTTTAGCCGATTGACCATCACAAACATAAAAACCGTCATCAGCCAAGAAATAAGTTAATCCATTAAACTGAGCAATGGAGCCAGGAGAGATACAACCAAGTCCTTTACTAATTGCATCAAACTGGAAAAACAAAGGAGAGCCGACATAAGCCATTCTATAAATAGCTGTCTCCATAAATACTATTCCAAACTCACCGCCTGCAAGACCAGTAATGTCACCACCGTCAGGCATTACTTGCGTATCAGATTGACTTGTAGAACTTGGAGTC